GAACGCAACGGGGCAGCATAAGCACGACCCATCCACCTAGTCAACTCTGGGGCAGCTGTGTTATCTGTAGATGAACGGTTAATGGTGATCTTAACCTCAGCCTCAAACACCCTGTCCTCTAACCCTGACAACGTTTTCTCTTTACCCAAAGGCAACGTGTATGCAGCAAACGTATGGTACGCACCGCCATCAGATTTCACCGCCAACGTTACGGAACCATTCAACGGCCTGACACGTAAATCCCATTTAGGAATAAACTTCGCATCAGGAACACCCCAACGATATATCCCTGACTCAAAATATCCTGTAGACACCTTATCTGTTGCATGTTCAACATAGATACCTGTACCAGTAACAACAAACACTGGTCGCCCATCAAACGTGTTTACCGAACCGACAATGCCTTGCGCTGTCACCATAAGATCCGAAGCGTAAGCAGGCTGGTTAGATGAAATGAACACACCCAGATCAAGTCGACCCAAGCCTGTAGATGTTGCATCAAAGTTAGTCCAGTTAAACCAAACAAACCTGTCATAACCATTAAACGAGTTAACAGCATTACCTGTCTCGATCAGCGGGCCTACAATAAGGTTGCCGTCAGTGTCAGATGAAGCAACACGGATACCTGTAGTTGTCCCGATCAGAATGTAGCCAAGGTATGAACCTAAACCTGAAATGGTTTCACCAGCAGGTAACTCCAACGCGACGATAGGTGTATCCAAACTACTTGCATCGGCTTTAATAGTTGTTCGATAAATCAACGACGAGTTGCCAGCAAACCCGCCCATATAGATATGGTTCTGACCGCCAGCGAAACCAACCCAACGGAACCCTGTATTCAAATGTGTGAACAACGCCGAACCTGGACCGCCACTAGAAGTGAAGTTGTATACAGCGTTGTCAAGCGAAGCCATCAAACGGCCTTTAACATAACTTAAATTCGTAAACGTACCCGTACCTGACACATACGAACTAAACGCATTGCTACTCGTAGTCGCATTGTGGATACCATGACCTGCGAACGCAACAAAGATATTGAACCCGTCAGTAGCCATCCCGCCGACAGCACCACCAGGTTCAGCAGTGCAATTAGTGAACGTTGACAAATCGGTTGTGAACTTAACATCACCACCAGTACCCACATACAGCCGTGTGCCAACAGTTAACGCCCGCAAAGTAGCAGCACTATCCGCCAACACCTGCGTCACATCCTTCAACAAAGATGCTTCACCTTTCTCCCAAACATCTATGCCTTTAGAAGTATTAAACCTGAACGCCTCAGCATCAGCAGAATCAGAAAACTTTTGACCAGCACCATAATGCCAAGACGACTGCGATCTACGCCACAAACCCTGAGAGTTAATAGCCGCCTCACCAGGTTCAGCAGATTGGTCAACCGAATCACGGACACGCGCATCATACTGCCGTTGAAAAGCATTAGCTTTCAAATCAATCACATACGGTCTACCATTCAACGCAACCGGATAAACGTTAGGTACAAGGTTTGTTGCACCAGTGCCAGTAAAGAATCCTGCGGCTGGTCGAAACGGACTCTTAAAGTCTATAAGCGTTCCCACGTTACTTCCTAAAGACGAGTGGGTACTGCTGCTTTAATCGTGCTGCTTCTGCGGTGATACGTTCACGACGTAACCTTTGGATATTGGTTAACGAATCCCGTATAGAACCTGGTGGTACTTCATCGGATCTTCGAGTGTCGCCCTGCGATTCAATGAAGTTACGTTTAATTTCACGACCATTCATCATCCGCAAAATGACACCCATCTCTACAATGTCCTCGCAAGTTAAGGGCAGGAACGCAACAGTTTGCATATCGTTCGCTTCCGCAGTGACACGGGTGAACTCACGTTTAGTTACCACACGCAACGTACCAGCCATCACTGCTTCGTCAAAAACTATTGCAATACCGGAAGCAAAATCTGCTGTAGGAAGATCGCGTTGCAACCTGACTTTACGAATCACCGGATAATCGTCAGCCAAGTAACGTAACCGTACATCCAACAAGTCAATAATTTTAGAAGCAGAAGTGAGATTTATTTGGCGATCAGAACCGTTGTAACTGATGTCTTGTGCAACGACACGAAACAAACCGTTCATTGTCGAACTGAGATCGTCAAGATCGGCGTTCAAAGCATCCAACATTTGTTGACGCGGGAAACGAGGGTTAACTATAGAAACAGCTCCAGATGTGTGGGCTGCTGCTGTAGTGCCATCGTATCCGCGTTCAACAACTAAAGTTTTAGTAGACGGAACCGAACTCCATACATACATCAACTCGGAATCGATTTCAATTACTGAGCCTTCACGAAACCCGTTAAGGTCGTAGGTCATTACTATTTGACCATCCGCCGAAGTAACCGTCGTCGCTAACTTGTTCCGTTCTTCAACGGTCCCCGACAATAATTGACGACTGGCTCTCGTAATGAGTGCGCCAGCTGTAGACATCTACTTCTTTTTCATGCCCTTCATTTTAGGCTTGCCGTATTCCATCATCTTATCTTTCTTGCTTTCGCCTTTTTCGTGCTTCTTCATCGCACCTTTAGAGGCATACTTTTCACCTTTTGCTGACATCTTATTTGCTCCGTTCCAGAATCTCGAAAGACTCAATATAGTTTGCTCTAGCCAATATATCATAGACAACATGGTTGACAATGTAGTCAACCCCTGGCTTAAAATCCCAATGGTCGTTGTTTATCCCTGCTTCGCATTTACGTTTAACCCGAATTTTTAGATGGCAAACAAATGGTTCTTGAATAGGGTTCTCGATGATGTCGCCTTTAGGCAAGACAGACAGCAGCTTCTTGCACGACCTTGCCCAACTGTACTCAGCTACATGTTTCACGTGAAACATTGCCTTGTACCTGTACACATCAGAACCCGCATATACCTTCCTGAGAGCCTCTACAAGCGCGTCAAGATCAGGTTCATCCCAAAAGCCAGCAAAGTTTGTTATCTCATGCACATCGCATCTCTTGGGCGTGGTAGGGATAACAGCAGATGCAAGATGCGCGTACTGTGCCTGACCTGAAGTTGCAGTAATAATCGTCGGTATACCTAAAGCCATAGCCTGCAAAGGCATCAACCCGAACCCTTCGCCACGGCTCGCCCCAATAAAACAGTCGGCTTTGTTGTACCACTCAAACTGATCCCATTTGCTCATCCACCCTGTATGCAAAACAATGTTTGACGGCCAACTGCGTTTAGGTACAAGCCGTTCCAACGGCACCTTGATATGTAGTTCAGCGTCAACACCAGCCTTCTCGAACGCTTCAACAACGACATCTAAACCTTTACGCAACCACATAGACCCGCCGGCATGAAACCTGAACCGTTTGTTCTCAGGTCGAGGTGTTGGTTTCCAAAACTTTATATCTACCCCTAGCGGTACAACAGAAATATTTTTTGCGTACGGTGCAAACAGTTCACGGTTATGTTCACACGGAACAATGACCTGATCGTAGCCACCTAAAAGCCGATAATACTTTGGGGGCAACACTGATGTTTCCCACATCGTATATAGCGCACGATGTTGCCCACGTAAAAACGAATGAGGTTTAGACGGATCATACATCAACACCGCAACAGAAGCCTGATCGTGGAACTGCACACCAGCAGGCAAACCCGACCTGAAACCTTCCAACATGGCACCATACCCATAATGTGATGCTTCAGTACCAAACCAATACTGGTAGTTCATAACAACTCAGGTGGCCATACTGCACCAGGTTTAACGTTGCCTTGTTGCGCGAGTTCACGCATCAAATTGATTCTTGCCATAGCGTTCTGACTGTTACCAACATTTGAAAACTGTTCACGATGCACCCTATAAAACTGTCGTATCTTCAAATCAAACCTGACATCAACATCGTGCATCTTAAACTCAAACCATTGAACCCAATCTTCCCACACAATAGGTCGTTTAGGTATCCGCTTATCTAAACCAACACGCGCCATCCACCAACCTTGCATCTGATATGTGCGCTGTTCAAACATCGCATCGTAACGTTCCTTTGTTGGTGTATGCACAATACCGTTACTGTCCATCCACGCTGATATAACAATGTCACCATCAAATACCAAATCTCTATAACCGTCAGCTGGCATCAAATCATCCAACCCTAAACAACACCACCAACCAGTTCTCGTATGTTCCAACGCATACCGCCAACGATTATGAATATCAATGTCAGGCACCAACACTTGTCGAAAGTTATCTGGTAAACCTTCTTGAAGTTTGTCTGTTAAAAAAAGAAACTCTGTAGGTTGTGGATCAACAGCAATAACATTCGCAACAAAAGATTCCCCATATTTATCAAACCATGAACCCCACGAAACCACAACACAAGTAAGATCGGTTAACGGTTGCATCAAACAATGTTTGATTTGTCAGGCAAAATACCTGTAGCAACCTGCCAATTCTCGTCGGCACGTTTCTCGACAATCGCAGCACCATCAATATGTTTAGGTTGCTGACCATCTTGACGCAACCTGTGGTACGCATCTAAATCTTTGTGAAGCACTTTCTCTTTAGCAATAATATTGGCTGACTCTGCTTTACGTGTAGGCATAGCTTCAGCAGATACCCGCACATGGGCGATCTTGCATTTCCAGCAGCCTTCAACATCTAGCCCTGGATGTGTTTCTTGATGAATCATAAACCCCTTAACTAACTGTAAAGTACTTCTTTTTCAACATAGTTATTAAACAAGTAACCGAAGATTTCAATTTCCAAGAAGTCAATTCCACCGCTTAGACTGACAATATCTTCGAACGCAATATTAGCATCCTGCGTACCACCACCGCCAGCATTTTCGTCAATCAACTTGACAACAAAATTAAACTCCTTACCCTCAGTACCGGCAAGAACATTCAACGCAAACAACAACTCTTTACCAGTAGTGCCAGCCAAAATGTTTGCAACACGTTGCGCTTCCAACCCATCAGTACCAGCAAGACGATTTAGTTCTCTTTGAAAACTCATGTTATATAACTACCATACCCTGCCGCAGTCAAAGCCGAAGCAGCCGCAGCAGAAATAGTATGCACATGACCGCCATGATAAGTAAGTTTTACCGTTGTCATATCACCAGGTTGGTTCTCAGTAAAACTGTTATTAGTCAACTGATACACGTTACGACCACGATCTCCAGGATGCAAATATCTGAACAACCGATGCTCTATCGAAGTATCAAACGGATCAGCCCAACGAACCAGCTCATCTGTAGGTGGAATAAATGTTGGCATAAAAGAATCATAACATAAAAGTAGGGCCAAGCAGAAGGGGAACTGCCTGACCCTACATTTATTAACTTACTTCGACTGGGAAGGCTTATGCGCCGCCGAGTGAAGAAGATGAGTTGATAACACGGATAGCTGCTTGACGGAAAATTCCGTAGCCACCCAACCAGTACCAACCGACTGGATTGAACCGCATCAACGAGTCAACCACTGGACCACGCACAACCTTCGGATATGCTCCGTTGCCGTCTGTGATCGAGTGTGCCTTCGCCAATGATTGTCGGCCCATGATGATTGTCTGATAGAGGTCAACTGTTGAAGCTGATCCACCAGTCAAGTCCAATGGTGCGCGAGGTGTTTCAATGAAACGGATGGCTTCAAATGCGCCAATTTCGCCATTGTAAATACCTGACACATCGGAGTAATTGTGTGGGTCACGCCACGAAGCTGCACCGGTTTCACGGCGAAGATCGTACGAAACGTCTGGGTGAATGAAACCCATGTACATTCCGTTGAATGACTGTGCTTTTGCTCCACGCAACTGTGCTGTAGCGATACGAATATCGTTGGCTTCAATGATGTCCTCTGCTTGAACAGTGGCGTTTGATGTTGGGGTTGTTGAACCGCCACCACCGTAAATCACGTTCGTTGCAGCCTTCAAAACGTTAGCAACAACAGTATCGAGTGACGATCCTGCGTTGTAACCGATAAGGTTCGCTGCAACAGCATCAACGTCAAGGAACGAAGTTCCACGAAGTTTCGCTGTCGTGTTGATTGTGTTGCCGTACTCTGCGAGAGTTACTTCAACTTGACTATCCGCCATTGTGGTCGGAGTCAAATCGGTTGTTTCTGCAAGTGTTGAAATTGCGTCAGCAAGTTCCGAGAAAATCGTAAACTTAACTGAAGAACCTGGCATTGATTGTGCAACAGGTTGAATGTCTGCTGCTGCGTCAAAAAGCATTTCTGCGCGAAGCGCAAAATATGCGATCTGGTCAAACGCTACCTGATCTGTTGATAGTGAACTTGCTTGTGTAATTGCCATGACCTTTGGGGTCTTTCTCCCCGTTTAAGGGGCTAGATGTTTTGTGATGCCTGACTTACTTGGGCCAACAACTGCATCACTTCGTCTTGAGATTTGGCGTTACGGATTTTGGCATTCCAATCCATCTCTGGTTCACTGTTCTCACCAAGACTTTTAGCTTTCGACACCCTATTCCAAGCTTGTTGTTCTGCTTGTACTTCGGGTTTCGTTTGCATAGCACCAATGAGATTCGTTTCCTGAGCGGCCTGGCGGATAGCGTCTGCCGTCATTTCGCCGTCGTAGCCTTTCACAAAGTAGCGTGAAGCAGGCGAAGTAATATCAACTCCGGCTTCAACAAATGCTAACTTGCGTTGTGCTTCTGTAGCTTCTAACAGTTTGGCTTCCAGTTCTTTGTTCTTAGCTTCAAGATTGCGAAGCTGTGCGCGTACTGGATTCCGTTCTACCTGGTCTTTAACATCATCCTCAAACTCGTAGTTCGCATCTGACATGACCCACTCCTTCTGCCCACACTTTGATCTGAGGGATCAAAATGGCTGCAATCTCACCCGTGTATTACACGTCGAAATCGGGGGGTCCGACGGTTATCCCTTATGGGATAGATGTGACGATACCATCACTTAGGGTAGTTGTCAAGGGTATCAATTATTGTGCTACGTTCAACCCAGATTCAGTTGTACCAGACGTTTGGCCAGTAGTTGAAGTAAACTTACCGCCACCCATGAACGGGCTTTTACGTGTACTTTTGCGCTG